GGTACTGGCTCCGAATGGTACCGAGGCACGCGCCATCTGCCCGTCAAATGACCAGGCATCCACCTCAACCGTAGGATTACCGCGGGAGTCAAGAATTTCGCGGGCAGTGACTTTTTCGAGTAAAAAATTCATAGAAATCTCCTGTAACTCAGTCATGAATGTGTTTAATCAGAACGTCCACGTTCAGGTGGTTAACGTAGTCAGCCGAACGAGACGTCAGCGTTCCCATCAAGCGGTTCCGGTGGCCTGCAATCACCAGATCCACTCCGGTGTCGGTGACGTACTTCTGTACATCTTCAGAACGCCGCATAGTGACCAGCTCACGCACTTCAACGGGCTCCACCATTGAGGACGTCAGTTCACTGAAAAGCGCCTTAGCCTGAACAACGTCTTTTGATACGGCATCATCCATCAGACTGTCCGATACATAGTTCATCTCCCGGTAATCATTGCAGATATGTGCAAGGGTGATTTTCATCTTAAGCATACTGGACAGAGTTGCAGCCAGTTCGAGAAGAAGGATACCGTCCTCTTTCCCCTGCACAAGGACAAGTGCGTGTGTGTAGATTTTCATAATTGTCTCCGGTTGTGACTGAGGAAGTGCTCCAGCCAGGGCAGAAGCTGTTTCTTCCGGCTGACCATACCCGGCACAGAGAATGACGCTGCGTTACCACTCTCCGGCCCGGCGAAATACAGTGTTGAAAAACATTCATGGATGTCCGTAACCATCAGCACGACAAGTCCGGTTCCCGTTTTCACAACCATCTCTGCCATCGCTTTCTGTAGCTCATCCATTACGGGAGTGAGCTGGTCGGGAGAACTGACCTCGAGCTGTGCGATACGCACATCCGTGCCAGCGAGCAAAAAGGCCTTAAGATCTTTATTCAGGAGCTGCCTGGCAGACTGACCGGTGAGGTCGGTTTTGGCTGCAAGTACCCCCTGCGCAAAAGATTTACGTTTTACTCCTGACAGTACGCTGAGTTCTGTGGCTGTGCGGATATCGTCTTTAGTCGTGGTGGGTGAGCGCAGGTTAACTGTGTCGCTGAGCAGCGCGCCAAGAAGCAATATGCCATGGCCGGGAAGTATCGAGCGTCGCATTTCTGCATCCATCAGCAGCCAGAGTACTGTTGCACTGCTGCCTGCCGGTTTTATCCAGACCTCTGGGGGCAGTTGCGTTACCAGCCCGCCCAGTCGGTGATGGTCGATAATCCCGATAATATTGCTCTGAAGGAGGTCAGCAGGACCCTGTGCCGGTTCAGTAAAATCGACCAGCCATACAGGTTCATCTTTCAGGGGAATATCAAGTAGGGGAGGTAGGTTGAGCCCGGCCGCTTCAAATATATAGCGTGTTTCAGAATTCGCTTCACCGGTCCTCCAGGCGCGGGCGGGACGGTCCCGCCGATTGAGCCAGTCCGCCGTTACGGCTGCGGTGCAGACCGCGTCACTGTCAGGGTTAAGGTGCCCAAAAACATTAATCACAATGTATCCCCGTTAAGGGAAGTACACAGGCCGGAAGGATTTATCGACGGCCTGACATACCTCCTGAAAATCAAGAGTCATATCAGGCGTCATCAGCCCCGGACGGGGCGGTTGGGAAAGGTGGAACGCCATCACCTTACAGACAGTATAAGCTAGAAAAACAAACTGACCCCAAAGAGACCTTGCTCGTCCGGAATGATCAAGGAGCGGACGTAAAGCCGCGCAACCAAATGTATTACGCAATGAAAGATCCGCCCCCAAATACTCGTTCACTTATCCCCAATCATTTGTTCTAAACTTACCACTAAAGCATCTATAGAATTACGTTTATGTTGGCTTAGGGCATTCTCGGGGTTCTTCTTTATACAATTTGCAACTGTATATTTCACTTTTGCTTCTACATTATTGTTCCATTGCTTACCTTGAGTTAAGAATGCTTTTCTAACTCTATCGCTCCATTTTTCATTTCCTCTAAATTCTTTGCAATCTAAACTCACCCCATATTCTTCCTTGATTTTATCTTTGTACGAAGCTGGATCTAAACAGTCTTCGAACTCAGAGTTTCTTGAACCATTGCAATTAACAAAAGTGTTTGACTTGATATCAAGAAGATTTTCTTGTTCAGCAGAGGCATAAGCATTCCTACCCGCATCATCATTATCTAAAAACGTGTGATAGACGCACAGCGAGTTTTTTAAAAGGCTAAGCTTATATGTTAGATTGCCGGCTCCACCTATAGGCTCGACTATCAACATATGACCTTCAATCATTTGCCTGAGTTTATTACTTAAAATTTTAAACAATGCTGTGAGAGCAATCGCATCATCTTCGCCTTCAACAACCAGAACAAAATTAGCATTAGTGAGATTATCAGACGCTTTTATACCAAGCAGATCACGGATTTGCTTAATGCTTTTTGCAGGTGTAGCAGCACCTTTATCTATTATTATGTTTGATTTAATATCTTGTCTATCGACGAATAAAGGATTGTGTGTCGACAAGATTACTTGATTCTCCTCTCCTAATGATTTTATTACTTTTAGAAGTTGGTGGATGGCTGCTGGGTGGAGATGTGATTCAGGTTCTTCAATAGCAATAATTGAAGCACCATCTGTTCTCACACGATCCTTTAATAAGCCAAGTGCAGCTAAACTTTTTACCCCATCACCTTTAAATGCTAAACTAGTTGGGGTCCCATCATCAACAATTATCTCAAAATCTCTTCGTAATGAATTTCGTCTGGTATCGTCAGGAATCTCTATACTTACAGAGCTTATTCCAGGCAAAAATTGTTCCAAAGGTTCTTTGATACGTTCACTCAATGAATCAAGAATTGGTTGCTGCAAATCTTTTATTGTTTTAAGAGCCGTTAAATACGTTTCATCATCCTCTAGAACTCTTAATCTTTGAGATAACATTCTACCTACAACATCTATAGCTTCTTGATCAGTACGAACGGCGGGTATATAGTTAAATATTATTTTATTAGCAATAAAATTAGCTATCTGTCCTGATTTGGAATTTAGAGTTTTAGAACCTTTGCCTTTCTTCGATACTTCAATGCTTGGAATGCTATCTTTACCAATCTTAATAATTATTGGAAGAGTGCCGTTCACATTTGACTTGATTTCGTTCTTGAACTCAGTCACCTCATCATCATTTAACAGAAACTCTAACCTAATAATTGTTTGGGTTCCGGATTTTCTAGATTGTAAGTTAATAGGGAAGTCACGTTCCCAATAAAAGGTTTTCTCATCTCTGCGAGATATACTCCTTACACCGGGTCTTCCATAGCGATGTTCAAAGGCATGGCGTTGCAGAGAACTCATTGCAACATCAAGTGCTCTTAATAAATTAGACTTGCCTTCGTTATTTCTACCAATTAATATAGTAGTATCAGAGATTGATACCTTATGCGCTTTCGTTATACTTCTAAAATTTGTTACTGAAAAATTTACCAATTCCACGATATTACTCCGTGCCCAGTTAAAAGCTGATGCAACAGGATGTTCCGTCAATTAGAACCAGAAGTCCTTTGATCATTTCAGCTCTATCTTTCCTAAATTTAGGGTTCTTTGCATAATTATTATATGCAAACTATTACATAACTTAAAATATTAGCAACTGTCAATGATAATATTATACTACAACAAGTTTTAGTGGGCTCACTCATCCCTAGTCATAAAGTCACTTTTGTAAACATTCTAACCATTTGACAAACTTCCGCTCTTGGCACAAAGCGGGCTAAGACATCAGGAATTTATCGGACTCTAAGCAGATCTGAATATCTCGTCGTATATCGAGGCGACAGCATTTCTCGCTTCATTTGCCACTGTTGCTGTATGCCCTGCCCGGCAAAGTAGAGCGTTCCTTTCCCTTCTTTCGCGTTCAGATGATCCAACACCTGCATTAATCTTTCACTACCGGCCCGTGGCGCATTCTCGTCAAATAAATTGAGCTGGGCCACTCCCTGGCTAAAGAAGTCCCCAAGCATAATGCCGGCTTTCTGGTACCGGTGACCATCCTTCCAGATTTTGTCCAGGCACTTAACCGCGGCGTTGATGATATCGCGAGAATCCTGAGTGGGGGTGAGAAGCTTCATGGACGCACTGTTACCGTAATATGGCTCGTTAAGCGCAAAGGGAGAGGTCTTAACGAATGCAGAGATAAAGCGGCAATACTGGTGCTCACCACGTAGCTTTTCAGCGCCACGGGCAGCATAGCTGCAAATGGCCTGCCGCATCTGCTCGTATTCGGTAATGCGTTCGCCGAATGAACGGCTGCATACAATTTCCTGCTTTGCTGGTGCGAACTCTTCCAGATCTAGGCATGGCTCGCCGCGCAACTCTCGGACCGTTCGCTCGAGTACTACGTTAAAGTGTTTACGGATAATCCACGTGCTTTGTTCAGAGAGGTCCAGAGCCGTTTTGATGCCCATGGCGTTCAGTTTCTTACTGATGCGTCTGCCGACGCCCCATACGTCCTCAACGGGTACCAGAGCCAACAATCTGCGCTGACGGTCAATATTGGACAGGTCCACTACCCCGCCCGTCTGGCGCTGCCATTTCTTGGCGGCGTGGTTTGCCAGCTTGGCGAGGGTTTTCGTCTGCGCGATGCCAACCCCGACAGTCAGGTGCGTACGCTTCAGAACTGTAGCGCGGATATCTTTGCCGAACTCCGTCAGGTCCCGGCAGTTGCGAACACCTGTCAGGTCGCAAAAAGCTTCGTCGATACTGTAAATTTCGACGCGAGGACTCATTTCCTCCAGCGTTGTCATCACCCGATTAGACATGTCAGCATAGAGTTCGTAGTTACTGCTGAAGCAAACAACCCCAGCCCGCCGGAATAGGTCCTTTTGCTTGAAGAAAGGCTCCCCCATGGTAATTCCAGCAGCTTTGGCCTCGGCGCTGCGCGCTATGACGCAGCCATCATTATTCGAAAGAACAACCACCGGCCGCCCTCTCAAATCGGGCCTGAACACTGTCTCGCATGATGCGTAGAATGAATTCACATCACAGAGCGCAAACATATCAGCTGGCCGATTTAACAATGAAAGTAACTACGCCGAAAACGTCCAGCGTATCTTCGCTGCCTACCAAAATCGGACTGTAAGCACCGTTCATCGGATTGAGCTGAACAGTTGGACGCAGTTGAAGGCGTTTAACAGTAAATTCCCCATCCACAGCCGCAATGACAATGTCTCCGTGTTCAGCAGTCCGTGAGCTATCAACCACCAGCAGATCACCGTCGCTGATCCCCGCTTCTATCATCGAATCCCCTGCGGCTTTAACGAAATACGTTGAGCTGGGATGGGAAACAAGCAACTCATTAAGATCAATGCGCTGCTCTACATAATCAGCTGCGGGGCTGGGAAAACCACATTGCACCAAATCGCTGTATAGTGGGATTGCGATAATTTCTCGCAGTTCAGTAGGCCTGATAAATTCCATTACGCACACCTCAAATACTGTTTTTATATACAGTAGTTTCATTTCTGTTAGCACGCAATACACCTTAGTCGTAGCGACTGTTTAAAGCTTCACCGCTTCGTTTCTAAGTTTCTACCAGGCTTCGAATTATTATTTTTGTAAATTTTCCGACTGGAATCCCAGATGCACAAATTTAAGCCGGTTTGGATGCAGGGAATTTTTTATAAAGCGTACAGACAGCAACATCATAGATAATTGCCACCTGCTTTCTGTCCATTCCGTTTGAAATCAACCTACCAGCCTGCGCCCATTGCTCCGGGGTTAACATCGTTCGTCTGCCGCCTATGCGCCCTTTCTCCCGGGCTGCCGCCAGTCCTGCCCGGGTGCGTTCCACGATTAACTCCCTCTCCATCTCGGCCAGGGCTGACATGATGTGGAATATGAAACGCCCCATTGGGCTGGAAGTGTCGATGCTATCCGTAAGACTTTTGAAGTGGATGCCGCGCTGCCGGAGTTCGTCCACCAACAGTACCAGGTTCCGCATGCTTCGCCCGAGGCGATCCAGCTTCCACACCACCAGCGTATCGCCCTCATTCAGCGTTCGCAGAAGCTTTTTAAGCGCTGGCCGGTTCGCTACCGTCCCGCTCATTTTTTCCTCAAAAACCTGTTCACATCCTGCGCGTTCGAGAGCTTGTCGCTGAAGATCTGTGTTTTGGTCATTTGTTGACACCCTTACGTAGCCAATTTGCATATTTTTCACCCAATATTTTCTGCAAAAAAATCAGGTGAAGTTATCGGCATGGCTGCCGCAGGGCAATCTATAAAACGTCGGTTTGGGAAGTAGCGCGACTAAGAACGTTGGAACGTCAGTGGGAAATGTAATGGAGGTGGGCGCGTTTGGGTTCGGAGGCAAAGGAAACTCATTCAACGCAGATACAGTTGCTGAAGTATGGGCAAACCTCATGGATAAAGGTTCTCGTGTATTTCGTAACAACAAAACTGTTAACTCACAAACATCTTATGCTGCATCGCTATATTTTGCAGCTGAAGATACGCATGCGATCATCAGCGTTGCTTACGGAACTGGGGTGGTGGGGGTCTTGGCAAGAAACACCTCAGGAACCTCCGCAACCTCAACCTTTAACATGCTTTACGGCACAGCCAACACGACCCGCGCCAGCGACGGTACACTGAAAGCTGCATCGCCAGTGGTGGCGATATTCTCGGATGGCTCATACCGGACGAATGACGAATCGGAGGGCTGCACTGTAACCCGACTGGCAACCGGCCAATATCTGGTTGAAGGATGTCAGGGGCTGAACTCAGACGCAGCATGGGGCGGCATCGATGGCGGTTTTGACATCCCTACCGATCGCAACAAGCAGCCGCTTATCTGGCTGGATTATGAGGTTAGTGCCGACGGGTCAGTGCTCGTGAAAACATTCCACCGGGAATACCCGTCAGCACCGATATTTGCGAGGAACGCACGGGAAGGTTTTGTGGATGGCGAACCGGCCGATATTCCGGCCGATCAGTTTGTCAGTGTACGTGTAGAGATGCCGCAAAACAGTATCTGGAATCAGCGTGCAGCTATGGCTGATGTTCCTGATTCATCTTCTGATTAAAGGCAGAATCATCAGGCATATTCAGGCGAACATCGATCCAGCTGTTCACCGGCACGTCCATCGGTTCCCCTTTTATTTTGACGATCTCCCCTTCATCGCTCAGCATGTATTTTCGCTTAAACAGGCGGATAGTCAGCTCTCCGTCAGCGGTTTGCTCAGCCTCAGCCACACCCAGTTCCCCCATGCCGCCAGGGTCCATTGGCGGCAACAATTGCCAGCCTTCTGATGCCAGGCCTGCCGAGCCGATAAGAACATACACCCCAACATCCATCCGCGAGATATTGATCCCTTCAGCCTCGGCGTTCGCCGTACCGCAGCCGCACCAGGTGAAGCCTACTTCGTCAACATCGGTACGCTGGTTCTCTTCCTGAGATTTTACGATTCTGGCGATCGGAGATGCAGCCTTGAGCGTTCCATCGCTGGCTTTTGTGGTGTTCTGCGTCGAATAAAGGGTATGCGTCGTGGAGAACCCGACGTTAGCATTGCCCTGAATTGTTCCATTACCCTGACGATACTTGAGCCCCTGAGAGGTTGACGCAAGCTGCCACGACGCATAGCCACCACCCGTCGAATCCTGCCAGCCACGGAGTGTTAACATACCCGTGTATGTATCTACTCCGCTTCCTCCTCCCCAGGCGTTTCCTCCAAGCTGTATACCAAAAGACATACCGAGCGGGTACTGGGATATAGCGTCATAAGAGACGAGACTGCGATAATCGCGATGGCATTGCGCCATTACAGCTGCTCCGTTCAGATACGCGGAACCTGGGGAAAACTGCTCATCAACGTTTCGTGTAGCGCTATTTCCCAAACCGAGGTTTGTGCGAGCGTCAGCGGCATTCGTTGCCCCGGTCCCACCGTCCGAAACTCCAGCCGCCCCATTGCTCCCTTTCTGGACCAGTTTGCCGATCGCCGGAATGGTTACACGAGCGCCGTTGATGGTAACGGTGATGCTCTGGTTTGCTGAGGTGGTGGCGAACGTCTCCCACGCGCCGATATTCTCGTCGTACTCGTTGATCAGCTGAGACATGCTCTGCGCCAGGCCGTCGACCGAGAGACTATCCGTAACCAGAATGCCGTACTTCTGGCCGCTCAACGCCGGAGACGCGGCAGGCGTAACCGTCAGTGATGTCGCACTGCTGATGGCGGTGATCTGAAACATCTGTACCGGGTTAGAAAGAACAAACAACGTCTGGCCAACCCGAATCTGGCTGGCCGGTGCCGTCCAGTTCGTGCCAGTGCCGGTTGCGGTGTTTCCGTTAACTGCGATGGTGCCAGTGTTATAAAGCATATTTTCTCCAGGCAATAAAAAACCCCGCCGGAGCGGGGTTTGTTCAAAACTGAATGGGTTAGTGGCAGGTTGTGCTGGTGAACGTGTTTGCGCTCACCCATGACCAGTTAAAGGGATATCCGGCGCGGTACTGCGTCTGATTGTTTTGCTTGCGGACTCCGTAGATCTGGACGCTGCTTTCCTGTCCGCCGACCAGGGCTGTTCCGGTGCATACGGGTTGCTGCTTCTCAATAACGCCAGCGCAACCGGAGAGCAATACCGCTACCGCCAGGCAAAGAATCATATTTTTCATAGTGGTTATATCCCAGGGCATTCATGAAGCTACACAATAACAATATGAATCAATGGGATATAATTGATTTGATAGATCAATTATTCAAAATTGATCGCTAAAAACGATCAATCATAGTTGGCGCAGTTAATGGCCATAATCACGTTCCTCAGATTCGAATACGTAACGTTCTGAAGGTTGCCGCCGGGGGTTGTCTGCGGCCTGGCGAATATCCGCGTATTGCTTCCCTCAAGTTTTGCCATGCTCTTGTATATGGCCGAGTAGGGCTGCGGTTGACCGCCAGCCGATACAACCCCGGTAATTAGTCCCAGCATGGCAGGCATGCAGGCCCACTTCCCCGCCAGAGTTGTATTGATGTTGTATCCTGAGCTGGCATCCACCCCGGCGGTACCGAGGGTGACAACATCGCTCAGCGTGCGCGTTTCGTTTGTTAAAATCAGCGTCCCTGATGCATCCCACACAGCCAGCCCGTAGTCTGGCTTTGTCTGCGGGAAAATAGAGAAAAAATAAACGTACGCTGTGCCGGTTGCATTCGGTCTGAGAAAATCAATCGTGATGGTGTTCCTGCTTATCGTCTGAGTGATTTCGACCTCAACCGTGCAATGAACGAACGCGACAACGGGCTGACCTGCGGGGAATGTGTGCGTCACTTTGGTATTGAACCCCGATGTTCCCTGAAGTGCCGCTGTCTTTCGCGCCTGAAGAGCGATTGGCGAGCTGTTCGCGGTCACCCATACTTCCCCGCTCGTGGTCGTCAGTAAAACGCCATACTCCGCCATTTATGCCCTCTCGATCTGGAAAATGAGATAAGCCGCTGCCGCAGGCTCAGTCCCTGCTGAGTAGTCGGTATCGCCTGCTGCTGACACTGTTGCTGTTCCCCCCGAAATGGTGATCTTCCTCCGACTCGTACCAAACTGATCGCCGTTCATGCTCTGAAAATAGGTCAGCCTGCAACCCGGTGGAAGCGCTACTGTGTAAGAGCCTGTTTTCTGGTTCTGGGCCAGCTGGAGATAGCCACAAACGCTGACAGGCTTAACGCCATAGTTGTTTACCTTGCCTGAGGCGTCCCATGTCTGAACTCCATATTCCGCCATCCAGTCCTCCTGAAAAAAAGAGGCCCCGTAAGAGGCCTCCCGTTACCATGTTCCCGTGATTCTCCCGATCTGCACCCTCGACACATTGTTGGCATCCTTGACACTGATCGTCTGATTAGTCTGCTTCATCGCCCCCTCACCAGCTGTCGAACCGTAGTTCTCAAACGTACCGCCCTTATCCAGCCTCCACCCGACTGAGCCAGCGACATAGTTATTGGACTGGATGTAGTTGCCGATCTTGGCGTTGCTGATGGTGCCATCACCTATCAGCGCGTCTCTGATGAACACCTGCCCGTTCTGAATAACGAAAGGAAGGGTCACCGTGGCTCCGGCCTGGTGCGTTACGGCGAAGCGGTCAGCCAGGAAGATGACCTGTGACTGCATGCCGGATGGCGTGTTCTCGACGCCGATCCCCATCCCTGCGGCGTAATACTGTCCATTGCTGGCGACGCCAACCTTGATGTTATACATCGCTTTCAGATCACCATTAACGTTCGCTATGGCCTGAGCGTTGGTTGTGATGGCTGATGTGTGTCCGTTGACGGTCGCCGTGATACCGTTTATCTGCGTGGCCGTGGCCTGCTGATAATCGGAGAACGTCTGGTTCAGGCTGTTGATGGATGCCTTGTTGCCGTTCACGTCAGTCTGCAAACTCAGTAGCGAACGCGCCGTTGCCTCCTTCTCGTTGACGATCACCTCATCAATGCGGTCCAGCTGCGCGCTGTTACCGGCGACGGATGCAGACAGCGTTTTGCGCGCGGCCACCTGCGCCAGGTTGCCCTGAATAATCGCGATAGCGGAGTTCTTCACTCCCCCCGTCATGCCGTCCACAGACACGCTGATATTATCGATACGCTGACCCAGTGCGGTATCGGCCGTCGCCACTGTCTGCTCAAGCTCGCTCAGAGAAGAAGACACATCTCCGACCGTGCTCGACAGGTTTGTAACGCTGGTCTGAACCTTCCCGATATCCTGGGCGTTTTTGGCGATTTCCTGCGCCTGTTGCGCCAGTTCGTCGTTGGCCTGTTTGATGTCGTCAGCCATGCCAGCAATTTTTTCATTGCTGTCTACCGCGTTCTCGATCAGGTCTTTGAACGTATCGGAGCCTTTCATGTCCTCCAGGATTGCATCGGTGATATCGGATACATCAATGCTGGCCTGTCCGCGCACAAAGTCTGTATACCCTGATTCGTTTCCGCTGCGGTCCACCAGCTGCGCGCGGTACCAGAAAATTTGCCCTGCCTTAAGGCCCATCTGCTGATACTTGCGCTGCGGATAGGGTACGTCTGCCAGCAGCATCGCATCGTCTTCCGTCCCGGTCGGGCTGTACTGAATTTCCGTCTTCAGCGTGTCGTCGGTGTTCGCCGGGAATCCCCAGCTCAGCTCGATACCGAAAACCACATTATCAGAAGCGATGAATCCGACCGGTTTCGGCGGATTGCCCACTTTACCCGTAAGATTTACTTCTGATGATGTCGCCCAGACTGATGAAACGTCGCTGGCGTTCACCGCCCTGACGCGGACCAGATAGCGACCCGAGTAGATACCCTGCACTTCAAAACCGAGAGAAGACGTTCGGGGCACGCTTACCCAGTTTCCGCTGTCACGCCGCCATTCCGCCTCGTACGCAACTGCACCCTGAACAGCATCCCAGGCAACGCGCATGGTGGTAATCGCAATGTTCTGGTTAACCGTAGAATAACTGTCTACGACAATATTTCCTGGTGGAGCCTGAACCCCAGGTGGAATGACACTGACTGGCCGCTCGTCAAGTCTTGCGCCGGTATCAACGGCGGAATAGATGTCAGGGTTGTAAGTCGTCCCGGTGACTTCGAAAGTGCCGTCGTTGTTGTCCCGCGTTCCCGTAACACGGAAAAGCGCTATAAACAGATCGTCAGAGTCCACACCCCAGTTACATTCAGCCTCCGGCGTTTCGCTATAGGGTGTGGTGACAGTGACTGTGTTTCCGTTAACGGCCTGGACGGTTCTGGCCTGAGCTGTGCCTGATGGAAGATTCAAAAACAGCCGGTTCCCGGCCTTCACATCAGCGGCGCGATCGAGGGTTATGTTGCGGCCGTTAACCGCACTCACCCTGCCGCCGATAGTTCTTCCGGCCAGCTCGTTAGCAGCCACGCCGATCACCTCCCCGACAGGTGGAACGTCCATGCCCGTGCTGAAGGTCACCACCTCGCCGATACCGTTAGTGAGCAGCGCCCAGCGCCCCCGCCGGTTTGCCTCTGACTGCCTGGTGCAGCCGATCGCAGTCATTTCGAGCTGACGATAATCGAAGCGCATGGCCAGATCGCTATCGTAAACAGGCTCAGGCGTATCTTTATAGTGGTTGGCAGGGTCTGACCAGTTCACCAGCGCGGCAGTGTTTCGGGTGGTTTCACTCGGGTCCGCAAAGGTAAATTTTCCTTCAACAACGCTGGCGTGGTTGTAGATGTGCCACACATCCCGGGGCATATCGGCCAGGACATACATCTTATTGTCGCCCCAGTACGTCATGCCGCGAAATATACCCGCCAGATCACGAAGTACGGTCCAGGCGTCATTACGGTCCTGGATATAAACGTTGCAACGAAAACGAGGCTCCGTCCCACTTCCGCCCTTGCCATCTGGTACCAGTTGATCGCAATACTGGGCGATGCGATAAAGTTCCCATTTGTCTATCTGAGTCGCATCAATTCTTTGACCCAGCCCGAAGCGCTCGTTCAGAATGATGTCGTAATAAATCCAGGCAGGATTATCCGTCCATGCCCATTTAAATACGCCCTCCCATGTACCAGAATAAGTGCGGGTTTCGGGATCATAAGTATCAGGTACACGGATGATTCGCCCTTTCGGATTACACACAACCTGAGGAATGCCATTAGGGAACTGCTTTGCGTCAAACTCTACATACAGCAGCGCTGTGTTAACGTAGCGAAGTTTGGCGTCAATAATTTCAGTAACGGCCACAACGCGCATGGTGTCGACGATATTCACGCTCGTGGAATCCGGCGTGATTCTGCGAACCCGCAACTGCCATCCAGTCGAGGCTTTCGGAAGATTGACGCGGTGACTGCGCTCATAAAGCGACGTGGTTTTGTCATCAACAGCACCGTTAACCACCGTTTCATACGGCCCGCCATCGACCGACAGATCGATAGCATACTCGACTCGGGTGCCGACTTTATCACCGTTGTTTTTCTGGAGTAAAAGAGTTGGCCATCCCAGGCGAATTCGCAGCGCAGAGAGCTGCGTGTTGGATACCGCGCGCACGTACGGCACAGCCTGTTTCAGCTCGTATGAAACCTGAAGTTCGTTTTCAATGCCGGGGAAGCCCTGAATGTAGTCCTGGTCCTGAGTACCGGAACGGAACTCATATTTCACATTATTGAAGTTATAACTTCCGTCGGCGTTCTGAAGAGGCGTGTAGGAAGATGAGTCACCAAGAAAAATGTTTTTACCATCAAGCCCGCCAGCGAACTCACCCTCTCCAAGCGCAATCAGCACCTTTGCCCTTGCAATGGACTGAATGCTGTCCGGTGCTTCAACGGGTGTTCGGGTCTGATTGCTGCCACCTTTACCGCGGCCTTTGATGATTGTCGTCGTCATATCGCGTCCATAAAAAAGCCACCGTCAGGTGGCTTGCAGTACGTGGTTTGGTTTATTGCTGATCTTCTGCATAAACCCCGGCGGATATAATGGCGCCGCCAATTTCCCGTTGCCCATAAAGCAGGGGGACGGGATTGCCAGATGCCGTCGTGTTAACGGGACCACCAAACGCATAGGAGGGTTTGTTATCAGGTTCCTGACGCATTCGCAGACCTGAAACCTGAGGAGAGAGCATTTGCACTACACCGCCAACGGCCATTGCGGCACCAACGGAAAACATGAGGTTACTTGCTGCGATACTAACTCCCGGCATCCATATGGCAGCAGCGACCAGAGCCGTTCCGAGCAACGCCTGGAAAACTCCATCTCTTTTACTACCCCTAATCACAGGGATTATTCTTAACTCATCACCCGGCCCCAGGAGTTCAAACTCTTCGTGCCCGATATTGCGACGATCCCGGAAAATAACAAAATCCAGTCCCTTTGCCCGAGCTTCACGCAGATAAGCATCAAAGCCGTCAATGGTGTTAGAAAGCGCCCTGAAAACTTCGCTGGCGGACGTTAGTGCACGGCGATGTGTCCTGCCAAATCGCTGAGCCATTGAGCCGCTGAGTTTGATAACGGTTTTTCTTTCCATTACATCAAATCCTTATAACGCAGAATTTTGATGGTACGGTCACGGTAATAGCCACCGTAGGGAATACGCTGGCTTAGCTGGCCATACATGTGATGCAGTAGCATGTTGCCATCAAGCAAAATCCCGGCATGGTTCGGGACGGTGGACTGAACCTGCATGATAACCATGTCACCTGGCTGAGCGGGACCGTCGTACTCACGGAAACCGCATTCCTGCCAGTTATCCATATAGAGGTTTTCACCCTGCTCCCACCAGTGGCGATCTACGCTGTAGTTGGGCAGTTCAATGCCGTGCTCGATGCGGAAATAGTCCATGATGAGAGACCAGCAGTCTGCATACCCGAGTACAAACTGGCGCCCTGTGAGGGGGCGGTCTCCGCGAGGCATGACGGTGCGAATGTCGCCCTCCGGCCACGATGCAATAATCCAGGGCAGTTCCGTGGCATCACAGATCAGCATGTCGAGCTCGCTCGGCTGAGTTGTTGCCCCGTCGCCGGGATGGCTGTGGACGATCGCCACCACAGTGCCCTGCTCTTCGGCGGCCGCATAATCCTCAGGATTAAGTTCAAATTGCTCAGTCGGCGACTCAGCATTATTTTTGCAGGGGATGTATTTCTCCACCCCCCCCTTCTGAATAACCACGCCACAGCACTCCTCGGGGAAGGATGCGGCGGCATGCGCCAGAATGGCGCTAACTGTTTTGTCGCGCATGATTATCCTCTCAGAAGTGAAGCCCCGGGGAACCCGCCATAATCCAGCTGCTCATTCTCTCCGAAACGAGGTTTGCAGCCCGTTGACAGCAGTCCGGAGCAAACATCCTGTGAAGGATCGTCCACACGGTTGCCGTCTTTATCGAACCAGCCGTTTTGCCCGGCGTAGGTGCAGCCGTTCCCGGTTTTGTACCAGCCCCGCATGCACCACGTGCACATTGGCTGAATTTGCCGGGTCGGAATAAGTTGCCCGCGCAGATCGGCTGGACTGGAAAGCTCAAACTCTACGGTTTCATCGTCCGATCCTGATTTACGGTCGATGTAATAAACCTGTTTGCGCTCCTCGTTGGGATTCGCAGTCGGGTTCCCGTCAGGAAAATTTCTTGCGTCCAGGTAGTGGGCGAAGGTGTCATGGATGATCACCTTTGCTTTAGCCATCCCCTGAAACCTTCGGCACAGCGCGCCAATCGTACCGCTGATGTTTGCCACGGTGAGAGACGGCCGTGAACTCTGGCCGTCACTGCTTACAGATATGCCGGTCAGTTCATACGGCCACGCGCCATACTCCTGCCCCTGCCACCACACCGACTTCGGCTCAAGTTTTGACTCGTCGCCGCCTGCGGCGATGATTTCCGCCTCGGTATGCGGGATTGTCTCGTTGTGAAAGCGAAGAATACCCGCACCGAACGCTGAGCCGTCCACCTCGATCAGGCGGACGCGCTTACCCGGTTCCAGTTTCTGGACATCAGATGAAATGCTCATGGATGGTATGCCTGTATGAATGTGCTGCTGAGGGTGTATTTTTTGTTGCCGTGGGTAGATATCTGGAAGGATTCCGCGCGCCATAAACCTGAAGGCTCAAGCGGCGGCTTCCAGATAAATGACTTCCACCCTGTATGTCTGTTCAGAAAGTTTTTAATGGCCTGAATGTAAGCCTCGTCGCCGGTAAAGCTGACGCTCCACTGAGGTGTTGCCGGGTTGATGCCGTCCCCGGCCACCTGTGTATAGCCATCGCCAAACTGCGCCTTTCGGGTACGAAAACTTGTATCAACCTGAGAGGCAACCTTTGGGCACCAGCTGAAGGTTTCGACTGCCATGGTTAAACTCCCTTGATTAATCGCCACAGAGGCGAGCCCGGCATGCTGGCCTGTTCGTTAATGACGCCAGTGATGGCATCTTTCAGTTGTCTGCCAGCGGCGCCGGCGGTTCCCTGACTGGCTGCCTGTGGTGATCCACCCTGAATATTGATATCGCCGAAGTTAACTGAAGGCACACCGCCGGAGACCTGCGGAGTACCAACTGCCCGAACGCCCAGCGAACCATCAGCGGCGCGCGTAAGCGGCATAATGGCTTCCGGACCAGCCTCGGCAAAAACCCCTGCGCCTTTGGCAAAAGCAAACAGCTGAGGCGTCTGAAAAACGCCATTGCTGTAAGCGCTCAGGGACGGAGAGTCGTAAACATTACCCTTCGCATTAAAGGTAAAGTTCGCGCCGGCATTCTGAATAGCGGTACCGCTGCTGGCGGTTGCGGCTGACGAGGCGCCAAAACTGAACAGTGATCCAATTGAGCTGACGCCATTAGCAACAGCCATGTTCACCAGAACGTTCTGGATGATCTTCAGTACGCTCACGCCCCAGTCCTTCCAGCTGTCAACGTTGCCATTGAGCATGTCGGTGATCGTGGTGACCGCGCCACCCATGGCCTGCTTCATGCCGTCAGCGGCCATGGAAGAATAATCAGTAGCTTCGTCCACCCAGTTCGCATAACCCTCAGACAGTCCCGTCATCCAGTCGTCACGCTGCGCATCAGAAGCTGCGTAATATCCCTCCTGATCGCGCAGGCGCTCTTCGAGGTAGCGCTTATTAAGTGCCAGCCCCTGCTGATAGAACGTCTCGTCGATTTCACCAGCCTGACGCTGGCGGAGAAGATCGGTATTCTTCTGCTCAAACTCCTTACGCAGATTGAACTGCTCCTGAAGTCTTTCACGGAACCGGGAGCCCTGCCCGTAGCCCAGCAGTTGCGCTTCATTGGCTGCGCGGGCGCTGGCGTTACTGTCGGCGAGGTTGGCTTCGTAATTTCGCAGTTGCTCACGCAATTTAACCTGGTCAATCAGCGCAGCATTCTGCAATACCGTCTTTTTCTGGGCTTCTGTCAGAGAAGCAAGTTCGCCCTGGCTGACCTGGTATTTAACCTTCGCCAGTTCAGTATTCTGGCCTTGCAGGGCAATCTGCTCTTTTTGCTGCTTGATAAGGCGCTTATACACATCCTCGGTTTTCTCTCCTTCGGTTTTACCGCCCTTCGCCTTAGGTTTGTTGGCCTCATTATTCCGCCATTCAGCAAGGCCGTTATTAATCAACTCCTGACGGCCTGTCTGGAATTGCGGATCACTGGTTAACCCCAGGTCATCGGCTGCATAACTCAGTCGCAGGCGCTCTTTTGCTTCACCCTTCAGGCGTGATAACTCCAGATCCCGGCGGCTCTTTTCGAGGGCATCGGTTTGCTTTTTGTCGAGGTCCGCCTGCGGAAGTCTGAGCGGGACGTTAGCCAGCCCCTGACGCGCCATAAGGAGTTGGTTACCCAGGCCGAGTAATCGATTAAGTTCATCGTGCTGCCCATTCATCAACAGAAGTGATTGATAAGCCCGGTTCTGATTCGCTGCCTCCTCCCGAATTAGCGTCACACGCCGATGCTCAAGACCTTCAAGAACCTGTTGGATAGAGGCAGATTTCTCCTGCATCTGGGCAAGCCTTTCCTGCTCAACAGATAATTGTTCAGTGGCTGTAGCCAGTCCACGGGTCACGGTATCCAAAGATGTCAGGTGGTTAATCATGAAACCACCGCTGGTCGTTGGACCGGGATTACTGATCACTGACTGATAACCAGCTATCTGCTCTTTCAGATTTTCTATCTTGCTCTTTTGTTCATCTATCAGCCTGTTCTGCTCATTCAATGCTGCGCGCGTTTTCTCAGCATTGTCTGAAGCTTCAGGCAAAGACATTGCCTTCGACTTTTTACTGACTTCATCAATCGTGGTGGCGTATTCCTGCGCCGAACGACGGGCCTGCTCCTGATTTTGATAGACCGCATACCAGGCACCAGCACCCAACATGACCAAACCCGGTATTCCGCCGATGAGACCAAGTGCACCACTCATCAGGCGAGTACCAACTGATGTTACATTGTTGAGATTTCGCTGGGTGGAGACGCGATTTGCCAGATTCCTGTCTCTGGCTGCCTCCGCAGAAGCCAGTCGTCTTTCAGCAATAGCCTGAGCGTCGGCATTTTTTGCAGCCACCAGCCCTGCCTGCGCACGCTCAAGCGCAGTTCTGGCCCTGCCTTTTTCTGTGGCGGAGCCACTTGCAAGAGCAGTGGTCAGCCTGGCTTGAGCTGCTGTGACTTTGGCTTCCGCTGCCGCAATTTTTTCTTGCTGAGCGGCCTGAACATCTGCACTTCGCGATCTTTGAACAGCTTGCTGGGCTCGATAAACTTCTGCCCTTGAAGCTGCAACAGCAGACTGAGCCGCTTTATCCTGCGCGACAGCAAGGGCAACCTCTGATTTCGCAGCTGAAATTAGCGCACCTGTTGCGCTACTGGCGCTGGTTACAACTCCGCTGAGGTATCTTGCCAACCCAACACCAACAAGCGCCCCAGCGACTGTTGTAATTGTTGACATATTGTCAGCAACGTCATTCAGCGCGCCGCTCACTGCTGATGAAGTAAAAGAATCAAGCGTCTGGGCAACATTATCCAATCCGCCAGACAACGCATCAGTAGCACCGGTTGCCTGGCTTACACCGCCCACCCAGGCGATGAATGAGTTAGTTACTTTTTGAAGGGATCCGGAAACCGTTTGTGGCATGCTGGCAAATTCGCCCTGCAATGCTCCTAACTGGCTCATTAAAGCTGGGACAACCTTATCGATCGTAAGCTGTCCCTGGTCAGCCATGCTCTTGAGGTCTTTACGGGCTACACCCATTCCCGCAGCCAGAGCGCGGATAACCCGATCACCGGCTTCGTTAACGGCATTAAATTCTTCACCACGAAGAACGCCTTGTGCGAGCGCCTGGCTGAATTGAGTGATAACAGAACTCGCTTCCTGGGTGTTAGCCCCAGAAAGTTTGAGGCCGGTAGAAACAGCTTCGGTAATTTTCAGAACTTCGTCAGAGCTATAGCCGTACTCGCGCATTGAGGCAGCTGCTCGGGAAAAAAGGTTTGCGTTATCTGAAAATGCCGTGCCGGTTCTTTGGCTGATTTCCATTAACTGACGCTGTGAAGCGGCAAAATCATCAGCAGAAGATGATGCCTGTTTAAGACGAGCGTTTACGGAGTTCCACTCATCAGCAATCTGCACAATTTTACCCGTTGCAAAAGCTGCCGTAGCTGCGGCAGCAGCCCTTCCAGCAGATGCAAATCCGGCAGTCAAATCAGAGAGCGCCCTTTCGCTCTCTCTGGCAGCAGCAGCGGCCTGCCGACCGCCATTCTGCATGGTGCGGTAATAATCCTGCCCCATTCGTGAGGCGCGGGAAATTTCCGTCTGGAAAGATTGAGAATTGGCGGAAATTTTGATTATTAATTCGCGTAAGGTTGCCATTTATCCAAACTCCAGACGTAAAAAAACCGCCGAAGCGGTTTTATTTTTATTGTTTCCAGACCTTTTGCCTGGCTTCTTCAAGGTATTCCTCATCGGTTTTAGCCGGAGGTGATTCGGCCATCAAATCACTGCCACAATGTTTACATTTAATGGCTGCGTTTTTGATTATTTCCGCACAGAACGGACACTTTTTCATACCCTCATTTTCAATTAAGTCTTTTTCTTCAGCTGCAACATCTTTCTTAATTACCAGCGAGTGTACAAAGGCAATAATAAACAGCAATGCACCATAAACCCACCAAGCAAAGAAAGAGCGGCCTTTGCTTTGAGCTATTAAGGCTGGAACTAAGCCTATTACAATTGAAACAAGTAAAATTTCCATTTTCTATCCCCAGAATTATTAGTGGCTAAAATCCTAATGTTTTCTGGGTAAAAAGTCACTGAGTTGCAGCTGTAAGTGCAGCCTCAAGCCCTGCAAACGGGTCCTTCGGTTCTGATTGCTCATCGCCACCCCATCGCAGGATCGCATCGTCCAGCGGTACTTTTGCCCCCTGAGAGCCGTAGATGGCAGAGACGAGCTGAGCTGCCTGAATGTCACCACGAATATCGCCAACCGGACTTTGCCTGTCGTACTCAATCCACATCAGAAGCTCGCTTGCCGTCATATTCTGCCGAAGCTCTGAGAGCGTGCGCCCCATCCGGAGCGCAAGCGACATCAGAAACTTTACGCCGGGGGTTGAGACTTTTCCCGCGCTTCGTCCGCGTTGTTGATCAGGTCAAGCGCCTGTTTGAGCAGGCGTGAATGGACGGGGCCGTAGATTTCACGCACCTGCTCTTCTTCGTCTACGCTGAATACCGGTTGCTTATCGGTGTCACACAGAACGTCAATGAAGAGCACCACGTCAGCGCAAAGATTACGGTGTGCCTTTTCCGATACCGACACATTTTCATCATCAGCACCCGCTTTCACCACTTCCTGCCAGCGCAGCCAGGCTTCACCAGACGGCTCACGCAGAACCACTTTGACGCCTTCCCACTCAGGAACGGCGACCGTCTTATGACGAAAACCCGACATCTTAGCCAGGGCGAGATTTTTAATATTCTTCATGCGACCTCTCAGGAGCCAGACTCGATGTTTTCAGGCTTACCTTTCAGGCGCAGGGAGAACGTTGCCGCCACTACGCCGTTGGTACCGGAAGACCAGGTGTGCTGGCGGATTTCAGCCAGGAACTTAAAGCCTTTGCCGGACGGGAAAATGACCTGGAAAGCGTAGGTCGTATCGTTGTCATACGCATCACGCAAGGCGTCCTGCGCCGGATTCTTGTAGAAGTTGCCGGACAGAGAGATTTCTGACGGAGAAGGCAGGCCGTTGATGTTCTCCTGCTCGGTAGAGCAAAGTGTTGTTACGTCGATATCCTGCTTCTGACCACCGGTGAACTGAATTTCTTTGATGGTGCAACTCAGATCGAGGAAGGTTGCGGAATCCATCGTTTCTTTGGTGGCTGGCAGGGAGGAAATAAGGATCTTCGTCAGCTGCGATTTTTCATAAAGTGCAGACATAGCTGTCTCCTGGAAAAAGAAAACCCGCCATCAGGCGGGTTCGTTGGGTGAATTAATTGTCAGGGGGTAACTTTAAAATCCAGGGTGGCACGGTAGAGCCGATAATCTGGCTCGTACCCGGGGATTTTTACCACCTCTGTAGGGGTTAACGGCTCAAGCGAAGCGAGCACCAAATCTCTCAGGGATCGTGATTCAGCGATCGAAGTGGAATACACATCGACCTGAACGGAAACCCTGCTCTCTGCCTGGCCACACAGCACGTCAGCGGAAACATCATCGACGATGGAAAAGATAATCCAGGGTGGCGAGACAGACGGTTTCCCGTCACTACCTAATGGCGCAACATAGGGATATACCCGTCCTTCTGCCAGGGAAGAAAGCAAGGCGTAGATATTATCTTCATTCACTTGCTCAGTCCCTCATCAATAGCCTGATTCATCCTGGCAATGGCGACGCTGGCGGCCTCTTCCTCGCGCGTATCGTAAGCGGGTCTTACAAACGGATGTGCAGGCATGTTCGCGGTGCCAAGTTCTACAAAGCGCCAGTAAAAGGCGTTTCTCGGGTTATTCGCCTTCATCGTGTTATCGCTGTTGCCGGTGCGCGGGTTAACGCCACGAATATGGACGCCGGAAGAAATCTCCCCGCGGCGGCGGCTTTTTTGGGTAACCACCACCACGTTTTTTTTCAGTTTTCCGGTGCGTACCGGTGCACGTGCGATCACTTCGTCCTTAAGCACTTCCGCGCCGGCGCGCGTGGCATCACGAAGAACCTTATTGTTTTCAGCGCGGCTAAGCGCCTCCAGATCCTTTGCTATGTCATCTAACCCGGAAAAATCCAGGCTCGTTTCAATCATTTTTCAGCCCCCAGTTTGCACAATATCTCAAGACGCTCACCCTTTTCATCAGGGATAGGCGGGCCTATAACGTTAAGTGTTTTACCTCGATATGGTCCACTCTGAACCTTTATCCTGGATGCCGCAGTTATTGTTTCTCCCGATTTTCCGCGAACCCATACTCTGACATCAGCCTGGGCAATTTCGGCGCCTGCTGCCATTAATTCTCTTCCGCTCCGGCCTCTGATATCTGCGCGGATGGTTTCACCATCCACCCATGTTTCAACTGGCTGGCCTGATGCGTCACGGATATGTACGGGGTTTTGTATCACAATAATTTGTATGAGCTTACCAGCGGATATAGCCATGAACGCCCTCAAATAATTGTCGGAAGTCGGAGATCATAAATTAAAAACGACACAGAGAAAGGAAGCTCTCCATGAAGTAAATCTTCCTTATCAGCCAGGTCAGGATTTCGGTACAACATGCCCACCAGACGCATCGTGGCGGCCTTCATCCGACTGAGCACTTCACCCTCGATTAACTTTCCTTTCTCATCAACGACCCTGTCCCGGCTTCCCTGAATAAAAGCCAGCAACACCGAACTGGCTTCCTGTATTTTTTCCTTAAGTGGGCCGTCGTCAGCATCATGATCAATGTGCAGGTGCTCCTTAATCTCAGCCAGTGTCACAAGTTCAATCACGTTTTATCCCTCCCGTCGCGGCCACGCTTGGCAGCCAGGGTCCAGCCTTTCGAACCTGCCTCACCCGGCTTGTCCTGGGTCTGCTCGTCGCAGTGCCAGAGCGAACCGCCCCATGTAACTGTGTCGCCAGGCAGATATTCCTGACCGGATTTGAATACGCCCTGATAAATCATCACAGGCACGTCAAAGGATTTGGTTTCGCTGGCGCCACTGGTGCGGTTAACCGTCAGGGTGAAGCAACGCTGCTCAGATTGCTGAATATCAATACCCGCCACACCATCAACAAGACACTCCCACCCACGCTTACCATAGGTTTTCTCGTAAGCGCGCCACAGGCCGCCGTTATGCGTTGCATAGCTGCCACGTGGGTAGCTTTTCTCCTCATCAATGAAAGGCAGAATTTCCAGCGCCAGGGCGTCCCGGCCATTTTCTCCATCTTTACCCGGCTCTGCTGCGGGCAGAGCTGCAATCGCCTCATTAACCAACGATTTCACATCTGGCAGCTCCGGAATGGATGCGGAAACCAGCTCCTGAATCATCGGCTTGACGTCTTCAGTCGTGACACTTTTACCGTCCTGAGGAACCGGGATAGCGTCAACTGCCTCTCTGACAGCCAGCTCAACTGCCTGTTTCAGTGTGGCGGGATCAAAGTCTTTACCATCCTTCGGGGCGGGTAAGTCTGCGACGGCCTTTTTAACCAGTTCCTGAATCATCGGCTGGATATCATCGACAGTGACTCCTTTACCATCCTGCGGTACCGGGATGGCGGCTACCGCCTCACTGACAGCTTCTTCAACTGCCTGTTTAAGCATGACGGGATCAAAGTCTTTACCGTCCTTTGGTACAGGTATCTCTGCCACGGCACTGCTGACAAGTTCCTGTAAAACGGGGGTGACATCGTCTACCGTGACACTTTTACCGTCCTTCGGTACCGGGAAAGCAGCTACCGCTTCGCTGACCATGGCGGCAATATCCGGCAGTTCCGGCGCTGCCGGTGCTGGTAATTTGGCAATTTCCGCTTTCACCATGCTCTCGACGTCGGGAGCGGCCACATTACTGATTTCTTCAACCTGCTTTGCGAGCTTGGTTAGCCTTTCCTCATAGTCATCTCGCAGCGCATGAAGACTTTTACTGAAGCTGTCACGCATTTCAGCGAGAACCTGACCAAATTCCTCGCCCAGCACCTTTATCAGGGATAGTTCGCGTTCATTCATTTTGTAAGAAATCCTCTGATCATGGCTTTGGCTGCCGACTGCTCAGCATCGGTTAAAGCCTTTCCTTCATTCGATGAGGCTGAAGGCTGGGACAAACTGCTTTTACCAAACGGATCATCCGAAGCATCACGGCGCGCCAGTGCCTCAAGGCTGAAGTTCTGCTGTTGAAGGTAAAGAGAGTCCCCTCCAGCCAGGGGAGGCAGGTTCTCACTTTTCCTCGCTTCGTTTGGTGTGAGGATAGTATTTTTCACCCCTTCCCCCAGGGATTTGATACGGCGTTCACTGTCCATACGCAGCAGCGCATTAACATCAAACTCAGTCCCTGTATCACCCTCAAGTTCAAACGCTTCATCCAGCAGCAATTCGATGGACTCAATCAGGGACTGAAGACACTGTGAGTAATACTGCTGATCCTGCGCCTCGATGTTGTCATGCGTTGGCAGTTCACCAATGCCAACCTTATAAGCAGGCACGTGAAATACTGAACAGACAATCTGCGCGGTCATGCGAAGCTGTTCGACAGTTTGCGCATCAGCAGCTGAGACCGTCCGGGGAACATATTTCGCACCATTGCTCAGAATGGCGGTTTTACCCGCATTTTCCCCGGTATAACCAGTGTCCCAGTTTTCTTTGATCTTCCTGGCGTTCTCTTCCGTAATCGAGCCCGGAACCTCGATAACACCGCTGGGTTTCCCGCCATTGCGGAAAAAGTACGCTGAGCTTTCCTGAATATGGTGACCCTGCATTGCAGCCAGACCAGCAGCATAAATTGGGGAAAGACCAATAAGGGGATGGAACAGACAGTTGAACCGATCGTGAATAACCTCTCGTGCCGGTACTGTCACAGATGATTCAATACCGGCCATGTTATCCGGATTGATCTGGTAGAAGACAGAGCCATCATCAGCTACCAGCGGCGTAACCTTGTTCCAGTCCAGCAGCCTCAGCTCGGTTATCTCACCGCGATTGTTCCGGATCTTGAGCGCAACGGTATTACCTTCGCACAGCTTGGAATTCAGCCAGTGCTCAAAGAACTGGATGCGGTTCTGAAAGGCATTTGGCCTGGAATACAGCGCGGCTATCTTTCCGGTTTTAATTTCCCTCCGAACGCCATTTGAATCTTGTTTCATCAGGCGCGGAGGCATTTTAGCGATATCACTTGCGATCAGAGATATGCAGGAAAACACAGCATAATAGGAGAGAACCGTTTTGGGCTTAATTTCCATATTCTGCTGCCAGGCCCCGGCGTAGGGTTCGTGGACATAACTGAACATCGGCGTCCAGCCCCCGCGGTTGACAACAGGCTGCTGTAGACTTTTGACTTGCCCCTCTTTTCTTCGGAAAGGATTCCACATTAGCCGTTCTCCGCTTTACGCTTATTCTTCCTCACCCTGGTAGTTACCTCGGTGAAATATTCAGCCTTGCCAAGCAGCACCAGCACCCTTGCGCATCGATCGTCCACGGTCTTTACGTCTCCCGTAACAGAGTCATGTGTGCGTTGCAGATATCTGATTTTTGCCATGCAATATGGCGGGGTTTCCCCCGCCCTCCTTTCGCGTTAGCTTCCCTGGTTAGAGCCGTAGTTCACACCAGAAATAACCGCCACCGCTGCCGTGCGGCGACGCTTCCAGTTGATCCAGCGCTCGGCACGGATAGCCACACTGTTCGTCTGGAACATGGAAACCAGCTCCGTTCCGGTTGGGCTGACGCTGTCGCCAGTAGGATCGCTTTCCATTTCCAGAGAGGCTTCACGTGACATATCCACTGCCACACCACCGTCGTCAGCCAGATAAATATCCGGCGCGTTCAGCAGGGTAAGATTGCTTCCGGCGTACTGCGAAACGATAGCCGGAAGCCCCTGGAATGTGCCGCCAAGCAGGGTCATTTCCGGATACATTTTCTGGCCCAGAGCATTTTTCTTCATGGACAGTGCCAGCGCGTTGGTGCTGGACATGATCCACACGCCGCCGGTTGGCTGGAGGTTATTGGAGACAAACTGAGCGAATGCCGCTTCAGCATCTGCATCCGGATCGCCAGTTGATGGAACAGCCACAATACCGTTGGTAATTGAGGCCGGAGAGACGTTAGCAACTTCAGCTTTCGCCGGGTTAATGAAGTCCGTATCCAGGCGTGCAATGACCGCTTCTGCCAGCGCATTACGCACCAGTGCATCAGCTGCCGGATTAGAGAACCGGATCAGCTCATCGGTCAGCACCGCAATGGCTGCGACTTTGGCGAAGCTGAACGTGATGGACTCAAAGTCGAATTTGGTCAGCGGCTTGGCCTTACCCTGACCTACCCAGTTTGCAGATCCGCCGGAAGTTTGTGCCGGAATGCGAATGTTGAACGGGACCTGACGCAGGGCAGGAATACCACCCTGACCGAAACGACCGATAATGGTCTGCGGGCGGAGGAATTCAACAAAATCATTTGCATATTCCTGATACTCCACCAGCGCACCAGCCCACTGAGGATCGGTCGTTGTGCCAGCACCAACAGCGGCTTTCAGCACATGGTGAAGTTTCGCATCATCCGGGTACTGCTTACGTGCAATTTCCAGCGCTTCAGAACGGCTGCCGTTTGCCGCCGCCAGTGCCTTGGCAAAACGGGCAAAGGCGATACCTTTCTCCAGATTTTGCTCAACGCGAATGATCCCCGGTGCGTTTGTCTTCACGGTGGTGAATTCGCCACCAGCAGCCTTAGATACCGGTTTGGCAGTCGATGCCAGATTGCTTTCCATGTCGCGCAGTCGTTTGAGGTGCGCATCAACTGATTTAATTTCTGCGGATGTGTTGTCGTAGCTCTCTTCTTCTTCAGCGTCCAGGGTGCGTCCCTCTTCAGCCGCCTTTGACATCACTTCATCAAGTGATGCGGCCAGCGCTGCACGCTTCGCTTCAAAGCTCTTGATTTGTTCTGCGATATTCATCGAAATGTTTCCTTTTTTGGTTTTGGGTGCTGTAGCGCCAGCGGTTTTAGAGGTTTTCACTACCGGTTTCTCATTGCCTGACGCGGCGAGAAACTGGCGATCGAAAGATTTAACTGTCTGGATGGAGCATTCGGCATTGGCCGGAATGGTCACCGCCGAGACCTCAAGCAGGTCCCAGGACAAAAAGCGAATACCCCCTTCATCCAGGAAGGAATACTCAATTGGGCGGAACCCAATCGACAGGCCGCGTACCAGCCCCGCCTTAATCGAAGCCCACGCTTCATCAAGACGTGCGATTAACTGGGATGGCATGTCATGGGTTGGTTTCACGAGCTTTGCTGTGATCTGCAACCCCTCTTTCACCATTTTTGGCGTGCAGGTGCCAATAGGCTGAGAGCGGTCGTGCTGCCAGAGGAACGGCGTATCGCTGCGGAATTTCGCCCCCTCCGGCTCCATAATGTCACCGTCACGATCGGGAGACGGTGTTGAGGCGATGCCGGTGATAATCCGCTCATCCTCATTTACCGACTTCACCGTCATGAGGGTGCAGGCGCGTTTAAGCGTCATTTGCTGGCCTCCAGAAATGAAAAAACCCGCATGCGCGGGCCATTAACTGACGTGTGTGTTAAACGAAAAATACCTGGTAGTCTTTTTTGACCGGTTCGGGGTTAAGAGCCATTAACGTAACGGCGTTGAATGTGGCCATAAGAGGGTCAATTTTCCCCTTCCCGCTGGCCTGTTTGGTGATGAGTATGGCGTTGCCTTTCGGCTCCACACGGGCGTTGCCTACGCACCATGCCATCAGAAGCTGACCACCATGCAGCAAAACACCTTCAGCCAGCTTTCGCTCAGTAGTCTTAATGGCGCCGCCGAGTTTCCAGCCCTGGCTGACCCCGGTTACAGCCTCATCAGGAATGCCTGCCTCACTGAGCGCATCAAGAATTTGCCCGACCTCAGAAGGGTCAATCCCGATTTTGTCCAGCAGTTCGGCTTCATAAATCCGGCTGACATACTCTGCAACCTGCTCAACATCTTCGCCCACCCGCTTAACGATCGTCAGGTCACCGGTCCTCTCAAAATCCTTTAATTTTGAAATTTCGCTCTTTCGTCTTTCCAGGGCGATGGTATGCGCCCATGCATGGCACCAGCATAACCATTCGCGAGTCTGGCGATCGCGCCCGATAACGGCCAGGCCAAGAAGGTCATCGAGACCACCGCCATCAATACCAACTGTGACCACCTCAGAGCGGCGAAGAATATCGTCAAAAGTGACGCGCCTTGCCTGTTGCTCCCAGAAATCCGCCCCTGCCCATCTGTCAGCGCGCAGGGCGAGACCGATTTCAACGTTGGCGTGCTTGGACATAAAGCCACGGAAGTCTTCTTCCCCGGCCTCTTTC